CAAATAAAGATTAAAGATACACTAAGGGCTGCTATTGTCGATGCGTTCTTTATGATGGGCATAGCTAAAACTGGTTTGGCTGGTGGCGGGCAAATACTGAATTTCGGTGATATATTCATTGACGAAGGACAGGTGTACACAGATCTTGTTGATTTCGATGATCTCACCGCAGATCCATCGTGTAAAGATTATCGCAAAGCTGCGTTCATGGGTGATAGAAATCGAGTTCCGCGACAGATTTTGTTGGATGACGATGAGATGGATCATGATCTTGTAATGAAGATACCGAAGTCAACTCATCCTAATGCTAAAGATAAAGTTGAATCTCTTAGCAAGAGAAACTTCAGTGATAGTGAAATGTACGAACTTCAGGATTTTGTTGATGTGGTAGAAGTTTTTGTTCCTGGGGCCAATGCGTTGATTACTATACCAGATCCAGCACAGATAATTCTCCCTAACTATCTTGCTGCACGAGATTATTACGGTCCGAAAGAAGGACCATATTCTATACTTGCTTTGACACAACCAGTGCCGGGCAATCCATTTCCAGTGGCCCCAGTTGGGATTCATTATGATCTGCATGTGATGGCTAATAAAATGATGGTCAAAAACATGAATCAAGCTGACCGCGAAAAGAGTATTGCTATTGTAGATCCGGCTGGTGCTGATGAAGCTGAGGATATAAGAACTACTGAAGATGGCGGCACAGTGATGGGTAATCCTGATACCGTTAAAGTGATTACTTATGGTGGTAACAATGTGAAAAGTGAAGCCATGCTTCAACAGTGTCAGATATGGCATAACTACATGTCGGGTAATCCAGATCAGATGTCTGGTCTGGTATCTAATGCTGAATCAGCGACACAGGCTAACATTTTGCAAGCCAACGCGACTATAACTATTGAAGATGCACGTGGGATGATTTATGATTTTGCTGCGGATACTGCTGAGAAGAGAGCTTGGTATTTACATACTGATCCGTTTATGGATATTATGCTTTCCAGAAGGAAACCAGGTAGTGAGAATGTTCAGTTGCATCTAACACCGGAACAAAGAGACGGTGACTTTCTTGATTATACATTTACCATTAAAGCAAGATCGATGTCACGCCTTGATCCGGCTGTTAGGACTAAACGCATTGTAGAGTTCGGTACTAATATTATGCAAAGTATAATGAACTCTGCTATGGTAGCAATGAATATGGGATTGCCATTTAATGTTCAGACATCCTTAACTGATATTGCGGAAGAAATGGGTATCCTTGAAGATGTTCGAGATTGGTTCGATGATCCACAGTTTATGCAGCGTATTCAATTACGAATGGCGATGAATCCACAACCAGCAGGTAAGGCTACACCTGGGCAGAGTGGTGGTACTAAAGGTGTCGCACAACAAGCTAAAGTACAATCTCCATTTCAGGAGAGAAAACAAACAGAACAGATAGGTGCAAACGAATCACAGAGTGCCAGGACCTCAGAACCAGGAGTATAATTATGGCATGTATAACAGAAGATAGTTCAAAAAAGATTGGTGGTTACGATAAATGGGAAGTTGAGAATGCTGTGAGAACAATGCGTGAAGCAGCAGAAATTGAAGCAAAACCTAAATTTCTTGCAGTTGTTGTTAAAGAGATGAACAGGGAAGCTGATAAACTTGAGGATAAAGCCGATCTTTTAGTTAAGACTTCAGCTAAATTGAAAAAAGTATTTGGAAAGAAAAAAGATGCCAGCGTATAAACATAATTCACCAAAGAAAAAAAGTAACTGGGTTTCCAGGCTTAAAGAAGCTGTCGGGATTTTGGCTAAAGGTGTTAAACATAGTCCGGCAGGAAAGAAATATCTTGCAGGACAAAAAAAGAAGAAACCCCCTAAAGGAAAAAAGATTGCATACTATGGCCAGGGAAGAGAAACAGCAGATGATATATTGCGTAGACTAAAGAGGAAAAAATAATGCCACTATATAAATTTGCTTGTGGTTGTGGGCGTAAACAGGAAGTGACATGGCCAATGAGTCGGTCTAAAGAACTTCTTGCGTGTGGGTGCGGTGAAAAAATGTATCGGGTATACAGTTTTCATAATAAGGGCATGAGTTACAAAAGACCGATACACTCTGATTCATTGGCGATTAGTCCGAGCCAACGTACAGAACATGAACAGAGATTTCCTGATATAAAATTAGATAGTGCGAATCGTCCTATTTTTGATAATGTTCAGACACATCAGAAATATTTGGACGATTGTAATATAGTGAAGGATCGCCAAAAATTGAAACCAGAGGGAGTGAGGATAACATGAACCGAATAGACGAAGGAGATCTTATATTTTTATTTCTCGGATGTGTTATAGTTGGTTCAGTATTGGGAGCATTAGTTTATAATTTAGTGTTTTTAACCTAAGTAATTAACCTACCCTCAACTTGTTGTTGAGCAGCTTAATTGAAAGGATAGTAATATGAGGAAGGCAATGGAATATCAAGAACAGGTCACGGAAACGAAAACTGAGACCGAACACGCAGAGCCTCTAAAAGATGCGAATGCGGCTGTTGATGATGTTAAACTTGTCAACACAGTGCAAGAGCGATTAGACAATCTGCGTGAGATTACGAAAGAAGAAACGACAGTTTCAGATGAAACAGATGGTGATTCTACCTCTGAAGTTACGGATGATAATGTCGAAAAGGAAATCAATCAGACAGAATCTCAAACTGAGTCAACTGAATCTACCTCGGGAGTGGAAGAGAAAGATGGCGAGACTAACATCCCAGATGCTTACTACAGAGCCGCCGTCCACAATGGATTGGACAAAGAAGCCGTTGATGAGATGGTAAAGAGCAATCCCAAATCGGCAATGAAGTTGCTCGAAAGTTGCTACTTGAGTGTTAATAACGCTTCAAGGGAATGGTCAGAATTAGGCCGTGCGAAGATTGAACAAGAACGTGTCAAGGTTACAGAACAGACTGTTACTGAAACAGTTGTGCAGGAAGATCCTGAAACAAAAGCATTGATCGCTAAGATTAGGAAAGAGTATCCTGATGATCCACTGATTGATGTTGTTGTCGCAGGATTGGAGAAAAAGGCTAAACCTATTCAACAAGTACAATCTGTTCCACAGACACAACAGAATTATGAAACTGCTACCGCACGAGCTACTGCGGCGGGTAATCTCGCCATTGACCAGAGGATTAATACTTTCTTCAATGCTGACACAATGGTACCTTATGAGAAGTTCTATGGTAAACTTGAACTCGGCCAGATCCCAGGAGATCTTACTAATGGCCAACAGGTTAATAGGCTGACCGTTATTCAAGAGGCTGAATATATCATAGCCGGGCATAGCATGAGGGGTCAGAAAATCGAAGTAGAACAAGCTCTTGAGAAAGCTCATTTCATTGTCACCGAACCTATTAGAAAACAGGTCATACGCAATGGTTTGAAAGCAACTGCAACTAAGCGTAAGAAAAGTATGACATTTAGACCATCTGATAGTAAACGCACAGGTGATAGTTTGAACACCGAATCATCTAAACCCAGAAACAGAAGTGAATTGGAACTTACTGTTCAGCAGAAACTGGATAGTGTGTTCAAGAAGTAAAAAGGAGTAACACATGGCTGGAACAAAGAATGCAGATTTGATTGATCTTATAGCAACCACTCTGCCGAATCTTCCTGAGCAATACTTTGAGGTAACGTGGACGAATAACGACTACGAAGCCTGTCGTATCTATCAGAGAGAACGGATGGAGATTGATGGTGGGACTTCAATCAAACGTAAAGTTATGTTCAGTCCGACCGGGAATGCTCGTTATCGTAGACTTTTCGATACCGATGATCCCGCCGTGTCGGATGTGATGGTTGAGATTGATGTACCTTGGTGTCAGATAGGTACACATTATTCGTGGGATATTCTTGAAATTAAACGTAATGCTAATTCCGCAAGGGGTTTCATTCGTTTGCTCGAAACCAGACGAATCGATGGTCTGTGGAGTCTTGCAGATCTAATCGAAGAGCGTTTTTGGAAAACCCCGGATAGTGCAACCGATGATTTGAATCCATATGGTGTGCCGTATTATCTTAACTTCTTAGGTGGCGGTGTAACAACTGCTGGTTTTAGCGGTTTGAAAGTTGTATTCCAGGATGGTAATACGAGCGTCACTTGTGCAGGTATTAGCACAACTACTGAGCCAAGATGGGCTAACTGGGCGGGCGTGTACACCAAGGTAGATAATGCTTTGCTTGAGACTTTCCGAACAGCTTTTACAAGAACCAAGTTCAAAGCTCCGCAAATTCTTAATGATCCGTCACAACCGCGTAATGCCGCTAAAAGAGTTTATGTTAATGCTAAAACTATTGTGCAGTTGCAGACATTGGCCGATGCAAGAGATGACTTCCATCGTGGTAAAGACGTACTCGGCAATATCCGTATTGATGACGGTGCTACAGTATACCTGAATCGTTTGCCGGTTATCTATATTACTCAACTTGATGGCGTTCTTAACTTGGATGATAGTTATGATACTACCACTGAGATGGACCCGATTTACTGTGTGGACTTTGAGAAGTTCATCCCTTATGTTCAGGATGGCTATTGGATGGAAGAGACTGAGCCGATGACTGATAGAACTCAGCATACGACTTTCACTATCTTCCTGGATGGTTCTCACAATAACCTGTGCGTCAATCGTAGGCAAGCGGGATTCGTAATCCACAAACCGATTGTTGCGTAATTTAACCAACACCAATCATGTTGGTGTAACTGAATATTAACCTGGTGACGTTTGATAACGTCATTCATAACAGGAGAATAAAATGAGTAAAATACAAAATATGAGTGTAGGTGCCTATGATGTTGGTTGCCGCACTAAACGAGTTTTCTTTCGTCCAGCAACCCCTACTGATACAGTTAGGGTTGGTCAGGCTGTTTGTTATAACAGCGATATAGTGGGCGATCACAAAGAACGTACCAGTGCTCCGAGTCAACTTGGTGGTGATAGTTTTACTACGTATGCCGAAGGTGTACAAAGTTATACTGGTAGATTGTTTATTGTTGAGCAACCGACTGAGGGGGCTAACCTGGTTCACTTTGCCGGTATTGTTAAGAGTCTCGGTGAGAAAGCTGGCGGCGATGGTGACTTCATTGAAATATTCCAGCTTACGGAAGGTGCCATAGTCCCAGTTTGGACTGACGCTAACTGTGTTATAAATCAGACCGTATTAGGTGTAGCTGATGGTGCTTATACCTTATCTCAGGATACTGGTGATGGTGATCCTCTTGGTATAGGTGTAGCAGTTGAAACTATTGATCGTAGCACTCCTGGCCTTTGCTGGATGCGTATGTATGCTGCACCAGGAATAGGTGGTAATAGTCTGTTTCTCGCACCGTCTAATAGTAGAAGTGGTAGGGCTTACGGTATTACCGTTAGTGGTGACAATTTCTTCGGTGGTGCAGCAGGAGCACAGGAATATCTGATGCAGATTGAAGGTTACAAGAGCGTAGCCAGCACCGGAGATAATTATCATGGAATGCTCTTTATCAAGGGTAACAATGAGGCTGCTAATGACTCTAACTGTTCCTTTAGAGGATTGAACTGTTCAGTAAGTAACAGAGAAGATGGTACACTGGGTCTAATAACCAACACTATCAGTCTTTCTCTAAAACAGAGCAGCGGAAATATTACCACTGGTATTGCTTTACAGATTGATGCTCAGGATTTAACTGCTGGTACTAAGGCTACGTTTGGTGGTCTTGATGTCGCCATTAATCGTGAAGGTGCCGCTGCTACAGAAGAGTTTGGTATCAGAGTTCGTACACGCGGAACTATCCAAAGTGCTGTTAATACGGTTTTTCGTATTGATAAAGATGCCACCGATCATGGATTTGTTAATCTGTTTAGTATTGAATCTGATGCTGTTGATTATGTAGCATGTCAAGGCGATGTTACAGTTACTACAGCAGATAAGGCGATTCCTATTAGACTCGCTGGTGTTCTATTTTATCTGATTGCAGTAGACGGTATCCCTGGTGTGTAATTAGTATCTAATGGCCCGTAGCCCGGTGCCCTTGAAAACGTGGGGCACCGGAGCGGGTCTTAATATCAACCCACGTTTGAAAGGGAAACAAGATGAAAAAGTATCGTTTAGATCTAAGTACGTATGATGTGATAGTACAAGTGCCTGTCACCAAAACAGTAGATGGTAAAGAAGTTCGAGAACTTGAGAGCAAGAAAGAACCATATCCACTGCGTGGAAACATCAGTATATGGCTTCGCGGTGTAGGCATCTTCAAAACAGGTGAAGATATTGCTGAAGCTGTTAGTGTAGCTAAACAGATTCGTGACTGTAAAGAGGATTCAATCGAACTGGATGAGCGTGAAGCCGGTGTAGTAAAGCAAGCATTGAATCGTTTGGTTGAACTCACCGCAGAAGGTAAAGTAAGTCCCGGACTTGGTGGTGAGGTACATGAAGAGGCTATCGTGCGAGTTGTGAAAATGGAAGAGGTAAAATAGATGGCAGCAGAGCCTTCAAATGCCAAAACGATGTCTGATCTAATGTTGCGTGTAGCCGAGAAACTCGGTATAGCTGAATATGATTCTGTGGGTCGGCTACACATACCTGTTGATCAGTACAACTTCAATCTGTGTAAAAGGTACATCACCAATGGCATTGTTATGTTCATGGCTGATTCACCGCCTAAAGGTTGGCGTTGGATGCGTAGGCTCATGAGCGTGACATTCGCAACACGAGTGGCTGGTACTGTTGATAGTGCTTCTACAACTACTATGGTAGATGCTACACTTAGTAGTACCTATGATACTGATGAAGATCTTACTGATTGGTATGTCTATATTCTCACAGGTACGGGTGCGGGGAGCTATGCACAGATTACAAGTTATACTGCGTCAACTGGATCATGCGGTGTTGATGCGTGGTTAGATTCTGATGGTAACTTAACTGGAACAACTCCAGCAGCAGATGATACATTTGCTATTACATCTGTAGCGACTGATGCTGGTGACAATGCTAAATATATTCTGCCAGCGAATTTTAGTGGATCTGCTGATGGGATAATTCAATATGCTGCTGGTTCTAATCGTTCTACACCGATAGATTGGTGTGATGAAGCAGAGATCAGAACACGTAGAACTCCGAGTATCATCGGTGGCCCACCAAGGAAAGCTGCCATAGTGCCATATCAACCTGTTGATGAAACTTTATCGCAGACGAGGTTGTGGGTATTATTAGTTGATCCGCGACCAATAAGCACTGACACAGTGCAATTTCCATATACTTTATATTTCGATAGTATGAAGATGGAAAGTGGGGTTGCTACTGCCGGGAGTGCTATTTCGTTATCTGATAGTGCAAGGGCTAATGTTGAGGCAGATAGTTATTTCAATGGTTGGATTATTACTATTATTGATGGTACAGGTGTAGGTGAAACTGCTACTGTGACAGGCTATACCAGTTCAAGTGGTAAGTTTGATTTTAGTGCTTTATCAGGTGGATCTACGCCTACTACTACAAGTCAATATATAGTACAACCACCGAATAATTTACACCCGGCTGGCCACCAATTTGACGACACTGTTGAATCAGCGTGTCTTGCGAGAACAGAGATGGAAAGTCAGGATATTCATTTCGATACATTTTGGTCAGAATATTACCATAAAAAAGCAATCCCGAATGCCTTTAAGACTGATATGCGGAGTGCACCAAGGAAGCTCGGCCCAATGTTATCCAATGAAGAGATTAGAAACCGTAGGTATCGGGGAAGAAGTTACAACGATGTCACCTATACCTAAAGAGAAACTTTGTTCGCGGTGCAAAAAGAAGAAATTATTAAGTGAATTTTGTGTTAGGGGTGATAGTAAAGACGGTTTAAGTTATTGGTGCGGAGATTGTAGAAAAAAATATCATCGGGCCGAAGAAAGAAAAGAAATAAATAGGCAGGCCTCTAAAAAACATCATAAAACTGAAAAAGGAAAGGCAACTCAGAAAAGAGCCGCTCAAAAATATCACGGAACGGCAAAAGCCAAACTTAAATACCGTAGAAAGAACTTAAAAAATAGTTATGGTCTTACTCTTGAACAGTATGATCAAATGGTCGAGGGACAAGGTGGAGTTTGTGCTATTTGTGGTGAAATAAATGTTAGTGGGCATAGGTTGCTTGTTGACCACGATCATAAGACTGATAAAGTACGCGGGCTTTTGTGTTATAGGTGTAATTTTGGGATGGGTTTCATAGATGATGAAAACTTTGTAAACAGATCCAAAAAATATTTGAAAAAAACATAAAAAGAAAAAGGAGAATAAAATGTCAAGAAGAGCGTTTATGGCCTACGACATCGAAAATCAGGTTGCAGATACCGAAGGGAAAACTGCGGGTAAAGTTTATGAAAAGATCATAGATATTACTTCCGCAGAGATTAAACTTTTAGTTTCTGCACCTAAATTACTTGTTAGTGCACCTGGACCTAAAAAAGTTCTTGAATTTGTATCGGCTGTGTTGTATATTGACTATAATAGTGCAACCTATACTACTAATACAAGTTTAACTGTCCAGACAGTGACAGGAAATACAGCTTTGAGTGGTGCTGTTACCGGTACTAACTTCTTGCACAAAACAGCAGATGCCTATACAGTTATGGCACCGTTGGGTACAGCCGCAGGAGTAGTAACAGATGTTAATGATGGATTAGAACTGGTTGCCATTGGTATTCCAGCAGTTGGTAATAGTCCGATGAAGATCAAAATTGCTTACCGCATCCATGACTTCAATTAATACGCTGCCGTAGGCAGAATATCATAACGGGGTGAGGTGGTCCAATACACCCACCCCATATTTTTGGAATAATAATATGGCAGAGATCTTCTTCCCAATTAAGGGTCTGCACAAGGGTTTTGTTACTGAAAAACAACCCCCATTGACATCATTCAGTATGTCTAATGTTCGCCCGTATGATGCATTATCTAACAGATTGCGTGGTGGGCAAAGGCCAGGATTGGCAAAGTGGGGTGCTGGTACTCAGATAGGTGCGGCAGAACAACCTGTAGTTGCAATATGTACTGTTAGTTCGGTGGCATGATATGGCTAATAGTCTTTTTGAATATCATGTTTCTGGTACAACTTATATAGCCGAAGTATCGAGATATGTTGGGCCGCCATTGGTATATATTTATTGTGGTATGACTTTTACTCCACAAGAAAATTATACATTAAATGCTATTCGTACAAGATTAAAACGGTCTGGTTCGCCAGGAACTATATATTTTGATATTTATGCCACTGCTGGTGGACTTCCTACAGGAAGTTCTCTATCTCAAGTAAGTCGAAACGGTAATGCCCTAACTACTTCATCAACTGGTGCTATATATCAAACTACATTAACAACTCCTGTAGATTTAACATCTGGTATAGAATATGCCATTGTTTTAAGCACACCAAATGCAGATGTTAATAATAGTGTCTTTTGGTTTGGTGATATTACAGATGATTATGCAAACGGTGACGCGTGCGTATATTATGAAAATGTAGCTGCTTGGGGGGGAGACTGGACAGGAGTTAGTGACGGATGGACCGCACTTCCTGACACTCAACGAAATTGGGTTGGCTGGAACATACAAGATTTTGATTTTCAAACATGGGGGGTTGGTGCAGCACCAACTAAACCAACTAATCCAACACCTGCTAATAGTGCAACAGGAGTGGATTTTTCAGGACTTGTATTAGATTGGGATGATGGCGGTGGAGCAGATACTTTTGATGTTTATATAGGACCGTCAGGGAGTCTTGTTAAGGTCGCCGATGCTATTGTACCATCAACTTATACTGTAACTATTGGTGATGTGCCTACTGAACAAGTAATTTATTGGAGAGTAGACGCAACAAATGCTGGCGGCACAACTACTGGAGATATATGGAATTTTGATGCAAGGCCAGTAAAGGCTACAACTCCTTCACCTGCTGATGCAACATCAAGTATAACTCTTGATGAAACCCCGTTAAGTTGGGTAGACGGGGGTAACTCAGATACTTACGATGTTTATTTTCGTATACAAGGTAATGATTGGGTAGAGGAATCATCAGCCCAAGCCGCCATAGAATGGGCTATTGCTTTTGGTACGTTGGATTATAGTATTACTTACGAGTGGAAAATAGAATCTACAAATATATTTGGTACGACTACAGGAGATACCTGGTCGTTTGGCATTATTGATTTTGACCAGATACGAGTAAGCTATAGACTCATTAGTGGTGGCAATGGTAGTGGGCCTTATGATAGCCCACCAGGAGTTCGAGGAACGGACTGGGAATATACTGGTGAAAGTGGTATGATAACAGTTAGGAAATTAATAGCTGCGGCGAACAATACGATATGGTATGAGAGTATCTAAACATGGCAGTTTCACTAAGTGATGTAGTAACATATAAGCGATTAGTAGCTGCTGGAAATGATGAACTTTGGTATGAGGATTTAGATGTGGCTGCTGGAACAATGACAGAACTTAGTGCCGCTAATGGCGATATTGATACGTCTGATCAACTCAATATGTTTGAGGCTTACCAGAAAGTATTTATAGTTAATGGTGCTAACCTTAAAGTAGCAGATTTTATAAATACAAAATTAACACTATCAGCACTAACAAGTCCACCCGCACATGGTGACATATTAACTCAAGATCAAGGTAGTAGTAATTTTGCTTATATGGTGGTAGATTTTGTAAATACAGCGAAAACTGCTATATATGGTTACGCGTATTATGGTGGTTCTGCTACGGCATTTGATATATCTAATACAGTATCAAGTAACAATGCCACAGCCACAATGGATGGATCAACATTTACGCCATCAGTAGTAACCGCATCACCACATTGGTACGATTGGACTGATTATCCAGACGTAGTGCTTACTGTGGGTGGTGCAACTAAATCATATGGTGCTCTGCCAAACAAAGCATATCTTGGTGTTTTATATCGTGGTAGAACAATTTTATCTGGTGATCCAGAACATCCCGAACAGTGGTATATGGCTCGTCAGGCTTTTCCCTGGGACTTCGCTTACGTAGCAGGCGATGCGGGGACTCCGGTAAAAGGTGGCAATGCTGATGCTGGTGAACTTGGTGACATAATACGATGTCTAATATCATATAAAGATGATTATCTCATTTTTGGCTGTGCTACTTCTATCTGGTATATGTCAGGCGATCCAGCTTACGGCGGTGAATTAGGTGGACTCGATTTAACTACTGGAATATTTGGAGCTAATAGTTGGTGTTGGGATGGTGCTGGTAATTTATATTTCTGGGGCACAAATGGATTTTATAAAACTACTATTCCGGGAACCCCAGTTTGTTTATCAGCGATAGCATTACCTGATTTAGTTAAAGACGAAGATGCTGATTCGTCTACGCACCGCATTACTATGGCATACGACAGAAGAGATTATGGTATAAATATATGTATTACTAAATTATCTGATGGTTCTAATTCTAATTATTGGTATGATTTGAAAACTGAGGGATTTTTTCCAGAAACATATCCTGATGAGTGTGGACCATATTCTTTATTTTATTATCCAGCTAATGACCCCGGTCTTAGAGATTTACTTGTTGGTTGTAAAGATGGTTATATTAGAAAATTTGATAAAACTGCCGAAGATGATAATATAGGTGGGTCTAATCAAGCAATAGATAGTTACGCAGTTCTTGGGCCTATACAATTATCTGGTAATATTAATGACGGCACACTTAGTAATGTGAATATTATATCGGCTGGTGGTTTATCAGGTGGTAGTGAGAGTGATTCAGATGATGTTAATTATTCAATTTTTGCTGCAAGAACATCTGAAAATGTAATCGAAGCTGTTGAAGCATCTCCGGCAACACCAAAATATTCTGGTACATTCAGTAGTCCTGGCTATCAAAAAGGTAATAAAGATCGCAGAAAAATAAGAGGCAGGTTTGGTGCAATTAAGATTGGTAATGATACAGCAACAGAAACTTGGGGTTTTGAAAAATTAACCCTGGATGTTAAACAGATTGGAAGGGTACTGTAATGGCAGAAACATATAGACCATTTAGGCGTTACACTAAGAGTAAAACAAGAAATGTAGTAGCCGGGGTATTATATACCAATGAACGTAAATATAATGAAGCAGTACGAAGAGAAAAAGAACTCGAACCCCTTAGAAGAGCCAAAGCACAATATCAACCTGGTGGTGGTTTCGGCAAAGGCGTTGAGACGGGATTAGAGCGTGGTAGAGTTAAAGCTGTATCGGTAGGAATGCAAAATCTTGTAAGTGCTGGTCTTGCTGGTACTACTATGGCTGCTGGGCTTGGTACTAAATTTGAAGAAGAAGTTGCAGCACCAACACGGGCGAGTTTAGAAGAAGAAAGAGCACGAGCAATTTCTGGTATAGAAATGCAAGAAGCAGGTATGGGATTTCAAGCAGGCCAGGCGGGATTGCAAAGAGGTTTTCAGGCGGGTCAGGCAAGAGCACAAAGAGGTTTACAAAAATATATAGCCGATTTACAGGCTGATTTACAAAGGGAATCAATGGCGTTTCAATCCCAACCAACAGCACAACCAGTTCAACAAGCACAACAGTTCCCGGCGTTGTATGGCCAGGATCAAGGTGGTAATGGGGCACAGTCTTATCCAGGTTTAGATGATGGTGGCAGCAGTACAGCAGACACACCCTGGCCAACACCAGCACCTTTATTCAAAGAACAATATGCCCCCCAAACTGGTGATTATATGTCAGTTGCTGGTGGTTCCGGTGGTCCTATTTTGGGACGAAGAATGTAATGGGTCAATCATTAGACATACCGAGAGTTATTAAAGATGATTGGAAACGACTTGATTTAATTGTTAATAAGATTAAATTAAAATTAGGCCGTAATGCCAGTCCTACATTCACTGGACTTACTCTTACTGGCCTAACTGCATCCAGATTAATCTGGACTAATTCATCTAAAACTCTTGCATCTAAAGATCTCATAGGTTTGGTTGCAGGAACTGCTAATGAAATTAATATAGCTGATGATGGATCAGGTGGTGTTACTATTGGTATCATAGATCCTCTTATAGTAGCTAAAGGTGGTATTGGTACTGCATCACTTACAGACCACGGAATATTATTAGGCTCTGGAACCAGTGCTATTACTCCGCTTGCTGTTGCTGCAAATGGCCAGATTCCAATAGGTAGTGTTGGAGCAGATCCCGTACTTGCTGAAATCACTGGCACGGCTAACCAGATCACATCTACTCCTGGTGCTGGTTCTATTACATTATCACTTCCACAGGATATTCATACAGGGGCAAGTCCAGAATGGGCAGGGGCTACGATAGATGGTATTGTGTTTGGCGATGTATTTGATGCTCAAAAACAACCTACTGGTTTTGTTGACCGTACTGCTACGCTTAGTTGGAATGATGGTGATTTTACTTTAACAATTACAGGTAGTCACGATATTTATATAAATGGTGTTAAGACAACTAAAAGTACAGATTCAATTCAAATAGCGGATACTACTGGTTTGCATTGGATTTATTATGATTCTTCCGGAACACTTACAAAAAATACTGCCTTTCCAGGATGGCATTTGCCTATAATGGCTACCGTTTATTGGAACACAACAGGGGGGGGTGGTAGTTATAATAAAGGATTGGTGGGGGAAGAACGCCATAATATTGTAATGGATTGGCACACTCACGAATATTTACATAATACAGTTGGGTCAAGATTTAAAAACGGCTTGGCCGGAACATTTGATGATACAACTATCACTATAGAAGCGGGGGAGTGGCACGATGAAGATATTGAGCACGCCCCCTCGCAGCAAACCACTTGTAATGTATTATACAAGAACGGTTCTGCTAATTGGGAATGGGATGCAGGAGTATCTGTTTATTACAAATTGAATGGTACTGCTCTTCGATATAATAATGGCAATGCTCTCGCTGATTGTACACCTAATAGATATATGGCAATGTGGATATTTGCGACTAATGACATAAGTGTTCCCATAGTCGCTCTGATGGGGCAAAGACAAGATACTACACTCAACAATGCCCGTGAAAATAATACATATGAATCATTATCTTTTGGTATTCTCCCATTTCAGGAAATGAAATTGTTATATCGTGTTATTTTACGGAGTACAGGTTCCCCACCTTCTTATGTTGAGACACAAGATTTAAGAGCAATATCTAATCTGCCTGCCGGAACTTATGTGGCTACGGCACATTCAACCCTTACAGGCCTTACCACAGGCAACGACCACTCTCAATACCTTTTAGCGGATGGGACAACAGCTTTAGCTGGTGCTTGGGATATGGGTAGCCAGGTACTTACAAACGTCAATATTGATAGTGGTGATATTCACAATGATGTAACACATACTCAGTGGGACGCTGCTTACTCCCATAGTCTATTAACTTCTGGGAATCCTCATTCAGTTACCCCAACAGAATTAAGCCTTGTGATAGGAACTAATGTACAGGCTTATGCAGCAGTGCTTGATGATTTAGCCCCATTAGGTGCTCCTACATCCGATGGGCAATTTATAGTCGCCACAGGTGGGGGGGTATTCGCCTACGAGAAGGATAATGTCGCAAGAACATCGTTAGGGGTGGGGATAGGAGATAGTCCCCAGTTTGTAGGCATTGAATTAGGACACGCTTCTGACACCACCATCGCAAGAGTTAGTGCGGGTGTGGTAGCTATTGAAGGTACTAATATTGCTATGGTCGGTGGTGCACACCACGATGGATTTAGTGATTATGTAGGGAACGAACATATTGACCATACTGGTGTTACCCTTACAGCAGGAACAGGATTAACTGGTGGCGGGGATATATCAACAGGAAGAACTTTTGCTGTCAACGGCGTGCTTGAGGACTTGGACACTTTGGGGCCTGTTGGTGCTAACAGTGAGTTCTTAGTTGGGACTGGTGCTGGTACGCTGGCCTGGGAAAATGCCGCTACTGCTGCAACTTCTATGGGATTAGGGACAGGAGATAGTCCAGCCTTTACAGGATTATCACTAAGTGATGATTTAATCTTTAGTGCTGATGGAGGAATCCACGCTAATACTTCAGACGCAAGTGATAATGTTGCTATTTTTATAGGTGGTGGGGGAGCGTTTGGTTCAAATCGAGGTGGGTATATTGCTTTATATGGAAATGAACATGCAACAAACCAAGGTGATATATTTATAGTTGCTGGAAATGTTACCGATGGTGATATTCATTTTCAGGTGGAAGGGGCAGAACGGCTTAGGGTAACAGCAGAAGGTGTAACATTAATAGGAGTAGCAAACGTTGAAGGGGCTTCAATAACGGTTGGAAAGGCAAGTACAACCACAGGTACTCTTATATTGCATGATGCCGGTTCAGCGAATACAATAACATTAACCGTACCCAATGCTCTTGCAGGAAGTTTATCTTTTACTTTACCGCCTACGGACGGTGATAATACTAATGTCTTACAAACTGATGGTAGTGGGGTGCTAACTTGGGCCGCAGCAGGTGGTGCATTTACTTCAAAATTCAGTGCGTGCTTGACCAGTAATCAATCTATGGCTGATGCTGTTTTTGCGAAATTAACATTAGACAATGATTCAACAGTAGATAATTATGATACTGATGGTGATTTTAATACATCCACTAATCGGTTTACCGTTCCAACGACTGGCTATTATAGTGTAAAGATATTTGCAACAGTGCTTAATGTGCTGGATGGTGATTTTATGCAAATTATACTTAGAAAAAATGACACTACTTATGTGGCTCCTACAGACTCAGGTGTAGTAGGGGGGGCGGGAAGTTTAAGTCTAAATGCTTCAAAAGATATGTATTTAGAAAGCGGAGATTATTATGAATTATGGTGTCTTGTAGATACGGTGGATAATAATCCAAGAAATGCTTTTGGAGACTCAAGAAGTACAGGCATGACCGTTCATAGATTTGCTTAATATTTGAAGGAGAACAATATGCCAGATGCAAGACCACAATATGGTTTGCCATTTGAACAACTCCCTGCCAGGGATATAACACCTGAGTCGTTTATCAATGAACAAACCAGGATCGGTAGACAGCAAATAGATAATAAATATAAACTCATGTGGAATGAGATAAACAGGAGTGCAAGATTTACTGGGCGGCAGAAAGCATCAAATATGCAACGACAGTTAATAGCTAAAGGCAAACAAGAGATGCTTCAGTTTAACCAACGAGCACAACAGCAACTCGCACAGTTGCAGAATATTGATAGGCTTGCACAACAAGGAATGATAAATAATCCTGATGAAATCAAAGCACGTATGACATTCGGGGCTGATGTGGCGAAGTCTATGTATCCGACACCAGGAAAAGAAAAACCACCCATGCAACAGTTTGCTGATCTTGACACATATAGTCATAGGATTTCTCAGGAACTTGAATGGTTCAAAGAAGATAAACCATCCAAATTACTTAAAAGACTTAGTTATGTTAGTCCATTAGCGGCAGCGATTTCTTTAACTCGTGGAAAACCCAAACGAAAAGTACAGATATATGATGTGGCTACAGATGATTGGAAAAAAGCTGAACCAGAAGAAATTGCAAGGTATGATATGTTGCTACAAGAAGAAAAGAATATCGCCCAACGTAAAACAGAACTTCTTGGGCAACCTGGCATTAGTCGTAGAAGAGTGCAGCCGGGCACCAAAGGTGGTACATTCGGTGATAAGATCGCTGAGTCTGTAAGGCCGCGACAAGCACCAACAGCAGCAAAACCGAAAGTGATTAGGCAGCGAAGTAAACTTACTGGACAGGTACGCGAATCTCGTGATGGGGGCCGGACATGGCAGATAGTGAGTGGGTAAAAACTTGCACAAAGTGCGGAATATTACAGTTGGTTTCTGAATTTCATAAGAAACCAAAAGGTAAATATGGACTTAATTCTCGTTGTAAAACTTGTGTAAAGAATTATGATCAAAAACGTTATCAAGTTTATAAAGTTGAAGAAAACAAACGTTGTAAAAAATATCATCAAACTATTATAGGTTGTCTCCATAATCGTTTTATTAATATAAAACAACGGTGTAATGATCCGAAAATTAAAAGTTATAAAAATTATGGTGGCAGGGGCATTAAATGTTTATTCAAATCTTTCAATGAGTTTGCGGATCATGTTATCAATGAATTAAAGGTTGATCCGCGTGATCTTACAGTAGATCGTATAAATAATGATGGACATTATGAACCCGGAAATATACGTTTTGTGACTCAGGCCGAAAATAATAGGAATAAAAGAAAACATGCCAAATAACGAATGGGAGACGATTCAAGAAGAGGATGAGTGGGAAACGATTACTGAACCTCGTCCGAAGCCAACTGCGATACAGAAAGCTGGCCAAGCTATTAAAGAAGTCGCGGCTGCTCCTGTTAGAACTCTTGAATCTATGACAGGACAAATATTAGGCGGTCTGGGCCGTATGGCGGCAGAAACTACAATAGGCACTGTAGTAACCAAACACATTAACATGCCTGGTGCCAGTATCATCGCTGAACATCTCATCCGCAAATATGGACCTGATCGAGCATTGTCGTTTTATGATCGCAAGATGAAGAAACATGCTGACGCTGCAAAAAAGGTTAGTGATTTCTGGGATGAACAAGCGAACAAAGGTTGGGAAGCTCCTAACCCGGATATAGTTGAGGCAAGATGGAGAGATAGACCCGTAAGCAAAACCGTGAGTGCTGTTAGTTCTGGGCTAACATCTATAGGTGTGGTTGTTGGTACTACATTCCTAACTAAAAGTCCGCATGCGGGACTTGTGGCATTGGCCGCTTCCGAAACAGGTGGTATGTATAATCGTCTCCGTAATGAGAATGTACCATCTAATATAGCTTCTAAACTCGCACAGATGGCCGGTGCGTGGACTTTTGTTACAGAGAAGATAGGTTTCGATAAACTGCTTAAACCCAGTGCTCGTACTATTATGAACATCTTAAAGAAAGGTGGGTGGGAAGGGGCACAAGAAGTAATTGAAACGATGGGTCATAATCTATTAGAGTATTTTGGATATGATTATAGAAGCCCAAAGGACATACCTACTGCTGTCAAGGCTGCGTATGATCATGTAATGGATGATTGGCAGGATGCTTTAGTTGGTGGTATTGGTGCTGGTGGAATGGTGAGTGTTGTTCTTCCTGGTACGCGGGGTAAGGAACTTAGTGAACCGGACATAACTCCCCCCACTGTAGAAGAACTCACCAAAAAACCGATAGAAGAAATAGAACCACAGACACCTGATCATGCTATAGGACATCAGTATGGTCTAACTAATGAGCAGGTTGATAACAGATTGAATGAGGCTGATCTTAGGTATCGAGAACTGAAGTTGAAAGAGACTGATGAACGAACTCCGACAGAAAGAGACGAACTCGCCTTCCTTAGCAGGAATCGAACTAACATCGAAGCCATATTAGAACGAGAAACGCAACCAGTAACTCCACCTAAAATCAAAAGATCTAAAAAGAATCTTCTGGTGCTTGGCCACAAGATAGCACGCGAAGCTGAATTGACTGATGAAGAGTATCGTGATATTGCCGAGATGGTGACAGGCAAGCGTTCTATGAAAGATATGTCGATGAAAGAGAAGAACGAATTTGTCTCTGCTCTCGAAGAGTCTTATGGTACACCAAAGGAATTGTTACCTGAAGATTATGATATGCCTATCACTGTAGCTGGCAGGGCAACTTCAATGCGTGTGGTTCGTAATGATGCTGCGAAAACTACAGAAGCACTCGTAGATAAGAAGAAAGTCCCGGCTACGATTAAGATAGGATTCGGCAAGACTGGTGCGATACAGGGATTCAAAAACTTCTTCTTCGGTATTGATAACACACCGCCTTACCACCTTGCAAGAATACTCGATGGCGGTACAGAAGGCATATTCACAGAGGTACTTGATAAAGGTATTGAAGCTGGTAGAAAAAACTCAGCAGCCCATACAAGATCTGTAATGAATGCACTCCTGACTGAACTACAGGAAGCTGGTATAACTGATGCTGATCTGGCTAAGATGAGTAAGGCTGTTAATCCGAGATTACAGACTCACCAGATGATAAGCAAAGGTGCGGCTACTGAGGCTTCTATTATAAATATAAACGGCCAAAACTTCGAGATGACCATGGCCAATCTGATCGACATCTATCTGATCAGCAACCAGGAAGCTGGTATGCGGCACTTAACTGAAGGTGGTCTGGTGATAGAAGGAGTTGAGACTGGTGCATTGTCTGAAGAACAGATAGCTGATCTAAGGACAAGAGTAGAGGCTGACCCAAAGGCGTTGAGGGTCGCTGTTACAGTATTAAAGATCGGTGAACAGATTTGGAAACCCTCGATCAATCAAGTATCACAACGAATGGACGGTAAAGACTTAGCTACCGAACCTGACTGGTGGGGCCTTGAAGTCTATATGCCAAAAAGATTAGCTGGTAAAACCAGGATGGGTAAACTGGGTCAGTTCGGTGTCAATCTGATTGAAGATAAGGGAATACTCAAAGACAGAACTCGGAGCACAGCACCGTTAGTTCTGCGTGATGCTCTTAGGCGATTCAGTGTTTTTGAAAGTGCTACAGCCGAATACGTTGGTATGGCCGAGGCTTCCCGGACATCGAGAACTCTACTCAATGATCCCAGTATAGCAGCGGCACTTGATCAAAAAGGATACAACGAAGTACGTAAGCGTATTATAAAAATACATGAACGGGCACAAAGCATTCCAGCACCAGAAGGTATTATGTCTGCGTGGTTTGCAGCACGCCTACCAGGATTATATCGTGCTGTCTTGTTCTTCAACCCAAGAGTTGTAGCCAGTCAATATACATCAGCTTTTAATTATGGTGCCTATGTATCGCCGGAGTTCATGACCAGCATCAAGGATGGCCTAAATATTGAGAACTCATTAGAAACACTGGCCTTATCAGACATAGCCTGGGATCGATTCCACATGGGTCACAGCAGTCTGGAATTGGGAGAAGCAACTCAGGCTGATGCAGCACTGCGAATGTGGACTGATGGTAAAAGCTCTGATATTAATAAGGCTGGATGGGCAATGAAGATAGCTGACCTGGGGGCCTTAACAGCCGGAATGGAAATGGCTAAGAAAGAATATGATACTGCACGAACAGGTAAATTAATTGGATTCTCTGCTAAGTGGTGGCTCGATAAAGAAAATTTACCAGAAGCAAATACCGATTTATGGAGAAAAGTCCAAGAGGAAGGTGAGAATGCAGATCCAGAAGAAAGACAAGCAGTTGAACAATGGAGACGAATGGTTTCAGATCGTGCTGAATATCTTTGGCAAAGAACGCAACCATCATGGGACAGATGGAACAGATCTATATTGACATCTGAAAAAGGTTTAAGGCGAATATATTTACTTTTTCGTTCTTTCCATGAAAAATCACTTACAATATTCAACGAAGCTAAATTAGATTATATGAATAGTGCTAAGACTTTAGATGATAAAACAGCATTCGCCCAAAAAGGTGGTGCTGTTCTTACTGGCTATACTGTCAACATGTTCCTACGTCTTACTATTATGGCAGCCCTAACCAGAAAATTAAAAGAACCTGTTAAATATTTTGAGGATTTTTTAACTTCTTGGGCAGCTATGTTTCCCCTGTTTGGTAAAGCTCTTCAAATAACAGTTAATAGATTTGTAGATACTTTAGCAGGAGCAAAAACAACTTATATCGGCGAAGTATTAGAATCATATCCTGTTAGAGTAGTTAATATGGTACTGAAAAGCCCACCTGATATGGCAGAAGCAATGGCTCATACTCTTTTGGGTGAAAACGAGGAAGCCGAAGAAGCTTTTATGCGTGGTATCAATAGATTCGCTGAGGGTGCTGGAACATTATCTGGCGTTCCTGTGCCTGAGATTAAGCGTGTTCTGCCTAAAGAGGGTGAAGAATCAACAGGTGGGCGTGGTCCAGCACGCAAGGGACCACCAGCAAGAAGGGGGCCTAAATGAATGACCATGATCTTTTAATGCGGATTGATGAACGGGTTTGTAGTCTTACCAAGCATTTCAGTAATCACATCAAACATCACTGGCTATTGACGATACCACTAATCACGGTTATTGTGGGATTGGTTATTGCTTTGTTGAGTAAATGAATAATTTACCCATTTAACTTTTTGGCCACAATCAATAGAAGGCAAAGGTTTTTCTGCTTTTTGAATATCAAATCTTTTTGTCTTTGGGCACCTGGTGCAACATTTATATCTGAATGTTTCCATCCCCTTTTGAAAACGAATTTCATTTGACCAAAAAACAAACCAATTATGGCCGATTAACCAACATATTATCCTTTTCATATTACTCCCCCCATCAAAGCCCTACCAGCCAGATTACTGATCGGTATGCCTTGGGACCAATAAAAATATAGTTCAGGTGGTGTACGTTTTTCCACATGAAACGATTTACGAAACTCTACAGCATTTTGAATTACGGGTGTCGGAATTATACAAAACATTCCATCCCGACACCAAAGTATAGGATCAGTTTCTCCACCAGTTGCTCTATCAACAGGTATTCTATCGTCTGATTCTTTATATACACTAATTTTCATTCCAAATCTCCTTTAGCTTTTATACTCTTCAGGATGATCACCACTGAATAATTGTTGCCTGAACTTATTATCATTGTTATAACATACTGGCCATTTGTATGTACCACACCAACACCCCCACGGCACATCACGCAGAATCCTAATACCGTAATGGTCCCGGTATGCGATCACAGCAACGTATCTAATCTTGCCGTGTACAGATGTCACTCGTATGATCCAGCCAGGATGTTCAGTGGGGGGAACAGGATTGAACCCCCCATAGAACTCAACAGTGCCCTCATACAGTGCCCGGACAATAGCCTTACGTGGACAGTTGTTTTCCAGCCATAGGATCAGGTGCGTGCGTGATTGGAAGTGGTTCATAGGGGTTTGACATTCTCATAACCTCTGATACGACCTTCATCACTTTCTTCTTCCCACCAAGCAGCAACATCACCTGTTGCTGTATCTATGGCAAGTATATGTTTATCAGGGTCAGAAACACATGACCTAATACTGGAAGTTATTTTTAGGATTAATCGTCTTTTGACTGGTAAACTTCTAAATATTCCAACTCTCGTCACCGGAATCTCCTTAGGCTTCTCCAACGCCTTGATCGCCTCGAATGTTTCTGTGCTGATAGTTTCTAACGGTATTATCTTGCCGTCTACTTTTGCTGTGATTTTAATGTTTGGCATGTTTTCCCTTTCTGAACATTGTTGACATATATAACGATAACGCCCATATCTTTCACTGTGAAAGGCCATATCACCAAATTTGAAAGTATATGAACATTCAACACATTTAAGATAATTGTCTCCACGGTAAATCATCAATCCACTCTCCTTTTAGCCTTAGCCACAACCTCTTCAACTTCAGATGGTGAATAGTCGCCTTTCCGTTTAAGCATTCTGCCAATAGCGGCACCACCAGTGAATCCTGCAAGGATACCGATCAAACTCAACGGCTGGTCTGCACTACCCACAATGATGCCCTGAAAGTATTCAGCTTCTTTAATGTTGGCATCAATGAAACCGATGGCATCAGTGTATGCAAGTTTATCATCCTCAGCCATTCGCAGGAAATTGATCTGTGCTGTGCGGTACTTGATAACAATCTCATTATGAAGCTTCTTTACATTATACAATGAATCAATCTCCTTGAAACCGTTAAGTGATTCATTGACGTATTCATAAGATTGTTTTGCCACTGAGGTCGGTGTCGCCCGATCCATCATGGATCTACAACTGATGATGGCGAGGGACACGATACATATTAGTGTTAGTAACCAGTTTAGTTTGTTTTTCATTTCAAATCTCCAACTAAGGTTAATGCTTCTATAATTATTGTGTTTTTACTCCGTGCAGACGTACCACTGAGAGCTTCTTTTAACAGATCCTCGATGCGTTCTTTTAGTGATTCTGTTTTCTGAACATTTATTATGGTATCTTCTTCACTGGTTGTCATTTCTGTTCTCCTTCGATTCCATATATTCTTTTAATTGCTTTTTCTGTTGCTTCACTGCGGGCATCAGATAATTTCATCATTGCCCCTGCAAATTCGCAAAGATCATTAAAAAGTTCTTCATCCTCAAAAATACTTTTTGCGAAATCATCAAGGGTTTCAATCATCTTACATTCTCCTAACTTTTAGGTCTACTCAGATAAGTAGAATAAACCCAATTCTGTAGTTCGAGTCCTCGATACGCATACTGTCTCCTGCCATCGATGATAGGACGAAACTCGACAGCAGATGGGTAAGCTTGTCTGAGCCAGCGACCAAAATAAATATGGTTGCCTACTCTGTGTCCTGTCTTTGCACACCACAATCCCCATACCTCGTATAGCTGATCCTTAGTTGTATAGGCATCACCTTTTCTATTACAACATTCCCTGATGAACGCTGTCACCGGAGCAGTGATCTCTGTGAGTTGTCGCAGAAGTGGCTTGGAAGATTTAGGCATGGTGAATCTACCCTGTTCTCTAAGGTCTTTCAAACCTTGCAGAGCAAAGTTAATCAACTTACCCTCACGAGCTTCCTTACGCAGCCGGTCCTTCAGGGTGAAATCCTCTCTTCCAACGTATGAGTTAGGGAAGTTAAGGATGATAGCTCTGGCTACAAATGCTTTAGCCGAATCTGCGAAATCAGGAAGTTCATTCATGGCAATGGTAAACCTACACTTTAGGTAAACATCAAATTGCGGTAGATATTTAGGATTAACTGTGATAGCATCTCTGCCGGTTATCTGTAATATCGTTTGTAGAGCCGCAGTAGCTTCACCCTTCCTTGGTGTTCTCGCGTCACCGAGTGTAGCAGCAAGTTTGCCTGTGAGTGAGTATAGTCCATGTGTATCAGCTAATGCCTGGAAACTGGTAGCACTGTAGTTATTTTTACCGAGCATACTATGTAGTGTTTCGAGTATCGTACCTTTGCCAGCCCTCGCATCTCCGGTGAAGATCATGAGTTTTTCATGTATCATATCTGGTACAGTATTATAACCAAGCCACTGAGCGAGTACCCTGATACATTCAGCATCTTCGTTGAATATCTGGTTGCAAGTATCATCATATAGATTAGACCAGGCATTCTCATCATAAACATATGGGAGAACATTATATGTGAAGAGTCGAGGATCGGGATTGTGCAATACGATGTTGCCTTTCATGTACTCAGTGACATCGAGCATACCGTTTTTGAAGATGATAAGATTGTTTGGGTGTGGATGTTCTTCTTTGTCAAGCCATACAGGGGGATCTTTCTCTACAGGGCACCACCTATTCAGGGCATCAATGATGTCATTCACTTTAGACCTGGTAGGTTTGTAAGGCACTATATCAAGACCCCTTGCAGTAGTTTTTATGAATTGCTTGCCATCAAGAAATTCGTATAGCTTTCCCTTGAACAGTGCCATAGATAGTTCTTCATAGTGATCTTTGCTCCACTCTTGCCATTGGCCGCGATAGTTGCGAAGTATGGGTACGCCATTCAGCATATGGAACTCATTCATGAATCGTTCAGCAATCAGATATGCTACATCATTTGCAAACACATTAGGGTCTATCTCTTTGTTGTCGCCACCATGTTCGCCGACATACTCGAATAACGAAGCTTGGGTAAGCCCACGCTGTACCCACTGTCGCAGGTCCTTGATCCCTTCTGGTGGGAGTATGCACTTAATATCTTCAACTGCATTCTTGATGTTGAGGTGTGCTTTCTGCATCCCCTTCTTACCAGCACCAGCATCGTTATCACCTATGATCCATACTTCATGACCCGTGAGAGGCATCTCCTGAAGGATCTCCATGCCCCCTTCAGCAAAAGGCCGACCAATCGCCACGAAGCCCAGATCCATAGCTGCCAACACATCAGTCGCACCTTCCACGATGATGATTGGTAGATCGGTATCTGAGAGAACTCCAAGTGTTCCCATATTTTGTTGCTGTTCTTTTCTCCGAATATGAAGATAGCCACAATCTGGCAACTCTCGTATTGAGCCATCATGTATACGACTACATACCACAGCAGATGGATCGTCTGGGTTGTCAGATGACACCATGCACCAGTCCGGTTTTCCACAAATCGGGCAGATAACACCCGCTTCTGTAATTCTAATCCAATGGAATTTCCCTGCTTCATATTTTTTATCTCCTATTGCGTGGTCTGAATTGTAGGCGTAATGCAATCCTCGTTTAGATCCTGGTATCATGAACTTTTTACCATTATGATACCGCCTAACCAAACCAATGATGTCACCTTTAGCATCACGTTCAGCGAATATCCAGGCATACTCTCCAGGATAATAGCCCACACCAAGTGTCTCTAAAGAAGCTACAGTGACACCAAGTTCTTCAGCGAAGTGCTCTAACATGCCAGTGGTGACATTGTTTTTATATACTTCGTGTTGTTCGGCGAAGGTTAGGGTCATTCATGTTCTCTTTTATCATAATGAAATATTTCATCACATTCATTACAGATAAAGCTATCATTGTCACAATCTTCTTCCTGTACATTTCCGCAATGCGGACAAACTACCCAATCTAAATCCATATCACACCTCAAAAATAGATGCTGGCGGGCAGAATCATCACGATTCCAAGCCCTACGTTCTTAAATTCTGCTTAGGTGCTCTGTCCCATCGCTCTCATGGTGAAACGCCGCCGCCAGCACCTCGATCATATAACTAACTTACGACCCGATCAATGATTATAAGCGAATATATCAAAATTTAGCAACACTCTCAAGTGTCTTTTCTGCGATCTGATACCATTGTTCCGGGGTAACATCCTCTGACACAACATCAGGACCAGCAATCTCGGCAATGCTACTATGCCACACTTCACCGATCACTTTATCGCTGATAGAAGGATCTCGCAGTTCTACGATCTTATTCCATCCCTCTTGCATAGTACATGCAGTGCTCTCTGGTTTAGCAGGTGGCACCACAGCATCTTTCGATTCTGGTTTAGGTGGTGGTCCGGCAGGCGATGCTGTAACGGCTTCAGTCTTGGCCTTAGCCTTAGCCACTGCAGCCTTGTTCTTGGCTGACTTCTTAGCCATTTTCTTAGCTTTTACTTCGGCTGAATCAGGTACTCCATCATCAGCAGGTACTCGTGTTTTAACCGGAGCTTTAGCAGCAGTGGCTACGGGTTTCGCTGTTGCATTCTTCGCACCCATAGCAGCAAACTGTTTATCTAAACTCTTTAAGTCGGCGGCATCGAGCTTGCGAAGCTGCATCCCTGGTTCGGCATCATACACATCGATCCAGTTGACCTGGTATGGATATGTGGCCTCTGCATAGGTATTATCACCAATCCTGACCTGAAATTCAAGGTCGTCATACTTACCGTTAGCAAGTTGAATCAATGATCTTCCGTCCCAGTTGAATACTTTCTTGACTTGATCCATGCTGAGTGTCGGTCCGATCTTTCCACCTTCTTTTTTGATGGCACCATAGAGACACAAGAATGCAGTGATCTCAGCCGTGTATTCACTGTAGTCAAACCACTTCTCTTCTTTTACATCGTAAACTTCTGTAAGAAGAACTCTTACATTGAACCATGGTAGTTCTATGTCAGTGCCTTTTTTCTTCTTGCCATCGATGCCATGTTCAAGAAGTTTACATCTGAATGTTCCGATTCTGTCAAGTCCCATGTTTTACCCTTTCTGATTAATGTTATGGTTTTTTACCTTCAAATAGACATTCGTATGTCACATCTCCCCATTTATCGGTATGCCTGAGTGTCCACTCCCACCACATCCAACGACCTTCGTATATACACACCGGATACCAGACAAACCAAAATTCGTGCTTTTCTAAGGATTTAGGTGTGACTGCTCCTTTGCCCCATCTCATCTCTTCACCCTCTTACACTTAACACACATTTTAACATTATCCGGTATCGGTGCACCACAATCACACCGTTTCAATTCGGCACTATCTAATATCTGACTCACATCTTTGCTTGTGACTGGCTCTGGTATGGCATCAGGTTTGTACTTCGCCATGAACATTTTGAACTGTGCATCTGATAGAATCCCACGTTTGTGTTGTTCTCTTGCTACCAGTATCGACATATGTTCAAACGCAACGCGATCACATGCTGCTGCTTTGCCACTGTCCCCATGGCACCACTTAAATTTAAGCCCGGAGTTACAGGGGCACAAGTCGTTTCTGCCGGGTTCTGGTCCTCTGAATTTTATACCCATTAGTCACTCTCCAATTCATCGTGTATCTTATCTTTTATTTCCTTATGCTCTGATGAATGATTAAGCCATTCCAGCACTAACTCTAAAGCTGCTCGCCAGGTATCTTCTTTTGTTCCAATTCCACTACAACTACCACAAACACCAATATGACATAGATTACAAACTTTAACACACTTGTTGTCTTTCCATTTCTTAAACTGTTCCATCACTCACCCCCTTCCTCTGATTTAGGCGGAATAGCTCCCTCTACCAAAACACCAGTTGAGTAATTTATTAACATTTCGATAAGTTGTTTTGATAGATTCTTTCTAAGAAACCGATCTAAATGAGTAAGTACACATTTATCGGCAGAACGATGTAAAGTATCTGATCCTAATAAAATAGGATGTCCCCTAAAACGTAATCCTGTATCTATAACTGTAAAATTGTAATCGGACCATATTGGCATATTAATCACCCCCTTCCTCTGGAATATCACGCCACGCCCCACCGAACAGGAACTTCCATATGGAATCATCCGAAGGACTCTCGAACGACACTACAGGAAATCTGGGTGGTATTCGTTCTCGGCACTTGGCTTTATAATGAATTTCTGGTGCGTGGACATTAATAATTCTATTGCCTGTTGAAGTGACCTTAGCAATTTTAGCTTTAGCATCATCCTTAGTAGCTACTACGCCTTCATTACTAATTCTAAAAACATGATCAGCCCATTCAACCCACATACCCCAGATCGATGGAGTTTGTTTGCCGTGTTTGGGTGCCAGTTTGGGGGCATCGCAAAGATAATCTTCACCACTGGTATTGGCTATTGACACTTGCTGCATTTGGCAAAGAATACATACATTTTTACCGCGTCTGATTAAGGCATCAAAATCAGCAAGAGGTAAACGCATGGTATCATATAAGTGACGGTGGCCCTTACCCCATCCATAATGTTCAATGTTTTTCATGCGGTTAGTGCTGTTCTCGCCGCCCAACACATTTTCCAGCATCCAATCAAGTGCTAATGGTTCAAGTATGGTGCCAGTATCAACAACATATGATTCATAATCATTGAAAAGATCAGCTTGTTGAGTGGCTGCTCTGAAATCAACAAATGTTTCTATACCAGGAATATTTTTTAATAGTTCGCCGGTGATAGGATTTCTGATTTTACGGCCACCATCGTCAAGGCCAGCAAATACAGGTGTAGGCAACATTGAAGCGAGTGTGGTTTTGCCCATACCCGAATCAGCATAAACGATGATCTTTTCGCCTTCTTCAGTACCATCCCAGACAGCTACCTGGAACGTCTTATTTACTTTAGTCTTTGAAGTCGTGGATGTCATGGCTGAAGCTTTCGGTTTTGCGGACACCGGGGCAGGGGGGGCCTTGGCCAGCTTCGATTTTGCCGGTTCTGAGGAAGTCGGCGGTTTTCTTGATAATGTCATCGGTTCTCTCCTTTTCTAACTTATTATGTATGTCATCAACTTTACGGCTGGCCGCGTAATCGGCCAGGTGGATTAACTGTGCGAAGGCTTCTAATCCGGGACAGTCTGTCGCATTATATGGTTTAGTAGTCCAAATGCCCATATGTAATGCTATCCCGGTGACTATTCTAATATAGCTTTCTGTCATCATTTGGGGGGCATTGATCTCATCATTTATCTTTTTAGCCAACGTCACCCCATGCGTCCCTGTTACACCCTTTTCAAGTGGATAGCCCTGTGTATTCAGGCCCTTACCATTCTTGATCATGTCGTGTAGTAAGAGTGTTGCAATAATTTCGTCTTGTAATGTATGCAGAGCAATATCTTTTAGTTCAGGTGAACCATGTAGTGCTTTTATCAGTTCAAGCCCCCACCACACAGCGAGCTTAGTGTGCCGGACCAGGCCCCCGATACCAAGTGACACTTGCGGGTGATATTTACCTGTTGTGCTGCATGGGCAGGTCCAGAAGTAGTCTGGGCAGAGTTTGTCGAAGCATGTGATCACGAATTGTTTGATGGTTGTGTCGTGTATTAGTGATAGTTCGTATGCGAATATGGTTTCAGCTTTGGTCATTTGCTATCCTTCCATACTGAATACTCAAAACCGTTATCATGCCATATTTTAGTTTCATCCCTGGCCATCATGGACGATATAAGCAAGTAGATAAAATTTTGTAGTTGGTGTTTATTAAAATTAGAAATAGGGATCCCATAAAAATAACATACACCATCGGGACATACTTGGTCGAGCTTTTCTTTTACTTCAGATTTTTTCATCACTCACCACCCTTCTTAAAAATACACTTAAACCCATCAGGTACATGATCCTGATCAACCTGCATACGGTTGTAACACTGTTCTATATAATCACATCGGAACGTAGCTTCACAGGCATGCTCGTTAGTATAGAATCTACCCGACCTGATCATAAACTGCATGTTCTTACAGATGTCGTAAAGCTCCTGTTCAAATGCTTTCAACTCAGCATCAGTTCTGGTAAGTTCAATACACCGAAAGTAAAACTCAGGGCGTTCAGTGATGTCTTTGAGTAATCGGGCACCGAACATATCAGGTGTCTCACGGATGGCGAAAGTGCCTTCTTTGGCACCTGGTTCTGTTTCAGCACGAATGCCGTTTACAAAAATTTCCCCTTCTGCCCTTACATTTGTAGTATGTATTTCAAATTGTTGTTCACAATATTCGCTGAAATATTTGTCTCCTTTTAATGCACCGCCACTTATAAACTTCTTACTATCACCCTGAGTGAGTTTCTTCGGTCTGATCGTTGGCTTGTGGTATACATCGTACTTGACTGTGTTAATGAGTGGACTGCATCGTGGTCTACATCGAGTCCAGGTGTCATCTGCATCCGTCTGGCAGCATAGATATACATAGTAGTCTGAACATCGAGGTTCAAGTGACCCCAGTAGGTTGAATCAGGATCAATAGACTTACTGGTTGACTTATGTTCCTTGACAGCTATACCGTTAGCAACCTCAATCAATTTATCTATTCGACCTTTGATAAACACATCTGGTACCGGATGCCCAGTCTGGGGATTGAGCAACGGTAGACTGAAATATTGTTCAGTTGCAACGACTGGTTCCAGTTGTTCATCGTAATGCCAACGATAACCGGCAAGTGCGTGAAGCAATGTCACTCGCTCGATCTCTTTAGCTTCGGGATCAGCGAAGTTTACATTTTCATAAGCCTTGTTCAATACACGAGTTACGGCTTCCATGATGTCATCGGGGACTACGTTAGTGCCCTCACATATTACGCAAGGTTCTGGGTCCTCGTGACATGGTGCACTGGGGCAATCATCTCCCGGCACCAGGGCGGCTACTTCGAGAAGCAGATGCCAGTTGGTCCCCACTCTCTGAGATTCACTGTCCTCTACTTTTCGGATGCCATACACATATGTGTTCCTGAATCGGATCGGGCAACTCTTAAACGCACCGATTGAACTTGCTGATAGGATTAGTTTTTTCATTTTTTCCATCTCCAAATTTCTAAACCGAAACGAAAGCATAAAATTGTTATTGATATATCGTTACATTTACTACCCATAACATCAGCATTATTCCACCACGATAACTTGAGTGGTAAAGCTAACTCACCACTATGCCAAGCCCAATTATGACATATTGTGATAGTATATTCTGGATTAGTGCCCCACTGGAATGTCATACAAATTCCCCTATAAAATGCTCCAATTCTTTTACCCCATGCACCACAAAATACATACCCCCATTATAATGCACCTGTTTCATCCATTTCTGTTGTCCCGCGTCTAATCGTCCACCAGATCCTCGTTTTGTTTCAATCTCAAAGTGACGACCACAATGGGGATGTCGCCTAAGCATTCCAATAATATCACCGGCACCTATAATTCCATAAGTCCCATACTGCCCACGCTCATTCTGGAATGTCCCGGCATCATGCCTGCTGCAAAACACATGGCGTTTCTTCAACCAAGACAAACAATCAGCAAGAACCTCATGCTCAAGTTTCTTAGAATCGACTGACACTACTGGGTGTGTCCTGATACTACCGTCTTTGGCACCGATTCGTTTCACCTTCTTTCCTTCGCGTATCTGTTTCACAGCGTTAGCGAGGTCATTGAATTTTTGTTTGCGTGTTTGGGGTTTCACAGATATTCCTTTATGGCAGCACAAATACTCTCGCCCATATTACATCCGTCAGCCCATTTTGAAACAGCTTGAAATTCTGGTTTCAATTCTTCATAAACATTTTTAGCAAACAAAGTTAAAGCAGAATTTACTATAAAAATAGCCCCTGGGTGTAATTCTGACAGACCTTCTATATTAGTTATAGCTGTGCAATGTGCACCACCACCTATATAACCAAACCCACCGGCATCTATAATTATAAAATCTGGGCTACCAGTAGCTCGTGCAGCGTAACCAGCATTAAGAAAAAATTTCACTGATGCTTTGGGAAAGTTTTCTTTTAGCTTTTCTTTTTGGTATTCCCATAAAGATTCATCATCTTCACAGACCCATATTGTTAATCTTTTCTTTTTCATCTCAACTCCTTCAATTTCTGAGCAGCCCACTGCAACCAGTTGGCTTTTTTCATGTGTTCTACAAGTCTCTCTACATGCAGTTCAGGTTCCAGAATATCAATCCGGTGGATCGCACGCCTGACTGAGTATCGGATTAGGTCTTTGTAGTGTTTGAATCGTTTATGTTTGGTTCGTTTCATCGTATAAAGGACTCCGATAATATATTGGTGTGCCTCTAAAATAACAACGAGGTAAACCATAACCTTCAATGTAAGCTCCATCTTTGCCCCGCATCCACATTTTCTGTGCTGGATTAGGCCTAAACTCAACTGGTTCGTCCTTCAACAACTCACCAGGACACACAACAGCAGCCCCACATACGGTGACTAAGGATTTAAGAAAGGATCTTCTATTTATCAATTTCACTCCAATCTATTTTTCGGATTATAGCTTCGGCCACAACATTCGCTATTGCTGATGTTGTTTTGTGTACTATATCACACGGTCGATCATTACGATCTATATCAGCTTCAAACATATAATCAACATTGTTAAGTTCAAAAGCACCTACAACTGTTTTACACATACGCCCACCATGTTGCATTAAATCTGCCTTGGCGTTTAAGACTGTATTTTCTGGTAGTATGTTTTCTTTAAGTGTTGCTTCTTTGACTTTTTTCAAACAATCATTATAAAACTTACCAGCTTCAATTATGTCTATCATTTACAAAACCTTTCACTAATCTTAGCATCAATTCCCAAAGGCAACCCTTCAGCCCAGGTCGGACCTTGTAACATTATATCACTCATAGTCTGTAAATCTCTCTCAGCAGTTTCTATTGGTACACAACCGACTAACTCATCATATGAGTGGAGTACTATAGGAATACCAGCATCCTCACACTTCAACAACCAATACCCCAATAAACACCGACACATTGCCTGAATCAGATTCTCTGTGATCGATCCACCCCACAGGTGTCCATGCAGATACTTAATGCCGTTATCTTTGGGTGACACTGTAGCATGACGATAGTTCATTACTCGTCCTGATGGGAGTTGCATTCTTGTTGTAGTGCCGGACCGCGTAAATACAAGTTCACTCGATTCCGATATTCTGTAAACGGTTCGTTCTTCCGGATATTTGGTGGGCCATCGGAAACACTTGGCAATTTCGGTCCAAAAGGCGGGAATATTGGAATACTTAGTTCGGTAAATTTTGATAAGTCGATTAATGAAATCCCAGTCATATTCGTCAGAATCGAAGAGGGGACGGAGAGTATCATTTTGTCTGCAACGGTCATAAAAAGTGTTAGCTCCCATCCCGTAGCCGCACCCCAAGATGGCATCCTTCCCAAAGCCTCTTCTAATATCAGCCGTTTTGCCTTCAGGAGTATTCTTTTCTTCCTCTGTTGGCTTCCAAACTTTTTCTTGAAATAAGTCCGTAGCGAATACCGAGTAAATATCTTCACCATCTGCAAATCCTTTCAATAAATCGTCTTGATGTGCTACCCAGGCTAATTCACGTGCTTCAATTTGTGCACTGTCAACTATGATTAGAGTATAACCATCTGGTGCCATCAATGTTCCACGCACCTGTGCTATCAGTGGATGAATAGGTCTACCGCGACCTTTACCACCCAGGTTCATCGGGTTCCAGCCGCCTGTTCCTGACCACCGCCCCGTATGTGCTCCATAGTATTTTAGCGGCATACGGATTAAACCATCGCAACACTCAGCTTGTGAAATCATGCGATGGACTTTGCTTTGATGTAATGGCCAGCTTGAACAGGCAGCTTTTGCCCGACATAGATTACGCACTTTCTCATCTTCGTGTGCTAAGAGATATTGAAATGCCACATCGTTTTGGGCGGTAGCCGGAATCATCTGGTTCTTACCCTGTTTCATGGGGACTGTTTCGCCTTCAAGACAACCATCCAGAGTATCCTGCAAGATTTGTGGAAAGAGTTTCTTAGCACGCATTATTTTCGGGATGTTTGGTTTGATTTTGGTTTTGTATTTGAGGACCCAAGCCACTTTTGCGAGGTCAACTGATAGAGCATTCTCCATTTCCATTCCGATCTTCTCAGCTTGTTCAGCATCCAGATTGAGAACCGGTTTAAGATAGAGGTTAAGTGTATGGCGGGCCAGATCAAGCTCAACACCAGGATTATCCAACATAGGTAACAGAATTTCCAAAAGCGATTTTTCATTTGTGATGTCCCCTAAACAATATTCTTTCATGGCCTGGCGTTGCTCTGGTGACATGGTTTCCCAGTACAGTCCCTTGAATTGTTTGGTGTCACCCTTGTCCGGTAGTTTGAATAGCTTACATAGATCACCGAGCTTCTGGCTCATGCGACTATCGAAGTATCGGCTGAGATCTTCCACATCGATTGTGAATGGTGGGTATATGTCGAATTTTTCAACCAGGATCAGGCAATCGAACTTATTATTTTTTGCGATTACGGTGCAGTTGTGTAGTGCCTTGCCGAACTTACGTTTTAACATACTGATAGCCCAGGGTACATGAGGGCCTGGTATGAATCTTCGTGGCTGATCATTGATCTGGATTCCAAGCCCAGTGAATCGGAACCGGGGATCAGTGATATACTCAACGATTGACAGAGCTTTCTTGCCTGTGCCCAAGTGATAGTCGGCATCGAAGTATGTCTCGAAGTCGAGCAGTAGAGTATCGCTTGGCCAGTTTATTTTGTTGAGGATTTGAGTTATCATTTTTTAATTTGTTTGCTAATTTTTTCGCTGTTGTTATATCACCATCTTTAACTGTAAGGTTGGGATGACAAATTTCTTGAGTATCTAATCCCGCATATCCAATGCACGGAATACCATGATATGAACAATTCAATGTAAAAGTTCCTGCTGCATGAGTAGGCATTAAATGAACTCCAAAAGAAAATTGCGATAATGTATTCATCCACTCAAGCCAATTCATATATGGCAAATGTGTTATATCCATCTCTTCTTCTTGTTTTATTTTTCTTCCCATACTTGGAGCATAAATAGGACAATCAAAAGTTCTGGCAACGATAAAAGAATCAAAACCTCCATACCACCTAACCATATTTCCACCTATCATGACAGCATCTTTTTTATTATTATCAAATTGTAAGTCGCCAACAATCATTAATGTGGGTTTGATTATACAAT